AAGAGGCCTATCAAGCTGAGGTCGATTCTCTGAATGCTAAGCTCAATGTAGCTCTGAAGAATGCACCCAGAGAAAGGCAGGCTCAGACTATGGCTAATGCGGTAGTGGCTGCTAAAAAGCAGGACAATCCGGATATGACAAAGGGCGAGCTCAAGAAAGCAAGCCAGCAGGCGCTTACTCAGGCTCGTGCCTCTGTTGGCGCAAAGCGAGAGACCATCAAGATTACAGATCGTGAATGGGAAGCAATTCAAGCTGGCGCTATTAGCGAGAATAAGCTTACCCAAATCATCGACAATGTGGACATTGACAGTCTTAGACAGCGTGCAACACCGAGAGCGACAACAACTCTCAGCACTGCAAAGCAGAATAAGATCGCTTCGATGAATGCTTCTGGTTACAGCACATCGGAAATTGCTGAAGCTCTTGGCATTTCTACGAGCACAGTGTCCAATTACTTGAATTGAAAGGAGTGACTGGTATGAATGGTTCTTGTGCCCTTACCACATTTGACAACCCTTACAATCCATTTGAACAGTTCTCCGATTGGTTCCTGTTTGATGTAGAAAAGGGTTACAACACTTGCGCTTATCTCGATCGAATTGCTCACACTTCTGACCAATTCTCTGAAGAAGAGAACAATCAAGAGATTGAAAGAGCGATTGACGAGATCATTCGTTACGACTTCATGAACATTTACAAGAAAGTTAAGAGAACGAAAACAACAAAAGCAGATAAGACTTGAACTATAGGTTGAGGTCTAATACTCTTTGAATAAAATTTTTGTTTTCTTTTCTGAAAATATTTGAACTTGAAGTCAGCATAAACAAATTATCACTTGATCTGCACTACTGCCGCTGGGCTTAAAGGCATGGGGAGGGGGTCTCCAAAATCGCACCCCCTACCTCATCGCGGCGGTCTTAAAAAAATCTCCGGAGGGATATTTTGGGAATGGGGTTTACCCCACGGGTGCAGTATTTGAACGAGCTTACAGGGTTGAGACATTTTCCATAAAGTGTGAACATCTCCTTTCATGTTTCTTTTCTCCTTTCGGTGATTGGTGGAAATTCAACTCTGTAAGTTCTTTCAAATACTGCACCTATTCTCACCTAAAAGAGCATCGGTTCAGATAAAAAGTGCAGTACAAGTATGCGGATATGGCGGAACTGGCAGACGCAATAGACTCAGAATTTATTGGAGGTTATCTCCGTGCAGGTTCAACTCCTGTTATCCGCACCAAATTTTTTAAGAGAGGAGGCAGTGCCAATGCCAAAAGGTAAAGCTGCAAGCTCTTCCGACTCAAACAGCCCATTGAGACCACCGACATCTCTCGAAGCGCAAGAGAACTTAATGATTTCTTTGGCGGTTCAATGTGCTGAAAAGCAGCTCAGAGACGGAACTGCTTCTTCTCAGGTCATAACACATTATTTGAAGCTCGGTTCCAGTAAGGAACGAATTGAAAAGGAGATTCTGGAGAAGCAGAAAGAGCTTATCGAAGCGAAGACCAAGAATCTAAATTCCAACAGTGAAGCCAAGGAGTTGTACAACAAGGCTCTCGAAGCGTTTAGGAGATATTCCGGTGCAGGCGGTGAAGACGATGAGTATTAAAACCTATTCGGAGTTAATTACATTGCCGACATTTGAAGAACGATTTCTCTACTTAAAGCTTGATGGTTCCGTTGGAAAAGAAACTTTCGGTTTTAAGCGATGGTTGAACCAAGAGTTTTATCATTCGGATCAATGGCTGCAATTCCGAGATGAAATTATCATTCGGGATGAAGGTTGTGATCTTGGTATGCCGGGTTATGAAATCTTTGGTTCCGTATTGATCCATCATCTGAATCCGATTACTTATGAAGATATCTTAAATCAGAGCCCCTGCGTTTTCGATCCGGAGAATGCAGTTTGCACCAAGTTGAATACACACAATGCGATTCACTATGGTGATGAAAGCTTACTGGTTCTTCCACCTGTTCAACGCACACAAAATGATACCTGTCCCTGGCGAAAATAATGAAAGGAGAAAATTTCAATGACTAAGGAAATCTATGAAAACTCTGTTCTTGATGAATCGACCGATAACATCGAGGAGCAGGAAGCAGGGTTTTGCGAAGATGCAGCTCGGAATGTGATCGGTGTCGTCACTGATTGCCTGAAGCTGAACATTCGTGAAAAGCCATCTAAGGATTCCAGAGTAGTAACCGTTGTGACCTGTCTTGACGAATTGGAAATTGACATGGGCGATTCCAATGATGACTGGTACGCTGTCTGCACTGCTGCCGGCATCGAAGGATTCTGTATGAAGAGATTTGTAGCCGGCAGGCAGTAAGGAGAACGCGATATGGATAGTATACTGACATCGATTAAAAAGCTGCTCGGAATTGCTGAAGAGTATGAGCACTTTGACCCGGACATCGTAATGTACATCAATTCGGCATTCTCGGTCTTGACGCAGCTCGGTGTCGGTCCTGAAGAAGGATTCCGTATCGAAGATGCAAGTAAGACCTGGTCTGAATTCTTGTATGATGATCCTCGTCTTGAATTTGTAAAAACTTTTATCTACCTGAAGGTAAAACTGACATTTGATCCGCCTTTAAGCTCAGCCGTCATGGAAGCAATCAACCGACAGATCAGCGAGCTCGAATGGCGAATCAATGTAACAGTTGATCCGGATTAAATGTGAGAGGAGGATTTCAAAATGGACAATACAGCACTTACCCATCACGGCATTCTCGGTCAGAAATGGGGCGTTCGCCGTTTCCAGAACAAAGACGGTACTCGCACCACGGCTGGAAAGAAAAGAGAAAGCTCTTCTAAATCTGATGCTCCTGCTCATGAGGATTATACTAAAGCCCATAACAGTAAGAGCGTTAAATCTATGAGTGATGCAGAGCTTCGCAATCGGCTGAACCGACTTCAGATGGAGAAACAGTACAGTCAGCTGTCTTCGACTGATGTAAATCGTGGAAAGGAATATGTATCGAAAACACTGAAAGTTGCCGGTACAATTGCAACTGCTACTTCGACTGCTCTGACCATTTACAATAACTATGGCAAGATCAAAGAAATTGTAAACGGTATGGCTAAGAAGGCCGGATAAGGAGGTACTCATGGCATTATCAAACACTGCCGTTCCCAAGTATTATGGTATGTTTCGTGATGCCGTGATTCGAGGGGAAATTCCGGTTTGCAAAGAGATCTCTATGGAGATGAATCGCATTGACGATCTTATTGCTAATCCGGGTGTGTACTATGACGACCAAGCTGTTGAGGGATGGATCGCTTATTGCGAGTCCGAACTCACTCTAACAGATGGGTCAGATCTTAGCCTTTTGGACAGTTTCAAACTATGGGGTGAACAGATCTTTGGTTGGTACTACTTCGTCGAACGAAGTGTTTATCAGCCGAATCCCGATGGTCATGGCGGGCATTATGTTCGTAAGAATGTAAAAAAGCGGTTAATCAACAAGCAGTATTTGATCGTTGCGCGAGGTGCCGCAAAATCAATGTATGGCTCGACTCTGCAAGGTTACTTCCTGAATGTTGATACATCTACCACTCATCAGATCACGACCGCACCTACAATGAAGCAAGCTGAGGAAGTCATGTCCCCTCTTCGTACCGCTATCACCCGTTCGAGAGGACCGCTGTTTCAGTTCCTGACAGAAGGCTCTTTACAAAACACAACTGGTTCCAAAGCGAATCGCACAAAGTTAGCTTCTACAAAAAAGGGCGTTGAAAACTTCCTGACTGGTTCGCTTCTTGAGGTCAGACCTATGAGCATCAATAAGCTTCAGGGTCTACAGATTAAGGTCGCGACTGTTGATGAGTGGCTTTCCGGTGACATTCGAGAGGATGTTATCGGTGCCATTGAGCAGGGTGCATCCAAGGTGAATGACTACATCATCGTTGCAATCAGCTCGGAAGGTACAGTTCGTAACGGAAGCGGCGACACCATCAAAATGGAGTTGATGGACATCCTTAAAGGCGACTACATCAATCCCCACGTTTCGATTTGGTGGTACAAGCTTGATTCCATTGATGAAGTCGGAGACCCGGAAATGTGGCTCAAGGCTAATCCAAATCTTGGAAAAACCGTAAGCTATGAAACTTATCAGCTTGATGTTGAAAGAGCTGAAAAAGCTCCAGCTGCCCGAAACGATATTCTTGCAAAGAGATTTGGACTGCCTATGGAGGGGTACACCTATTACTTCACTTACGAAGAAACTCTTCCGCATCGAAAGAGGGACTACTGGCAGATGCCTTGTTCCCTCGGTGTAGACTTATCACAGGGCGATGACTTCTGCGCATTTACATTTTTGTTCCCTCTGCCAAACGGTTCCTTTGGCATCAAGACACGAAACTATATTACCTCTACCACTTTAATGAAGCTGCCTGCTGCTATGCGGATCAAATACGATCAATTCATGGCGGAGGGCAGTTTAATTGTTTTAGAGGGTGCTGTACTTAACATGATGGATGTCTATGAAGATTTGGACAACCATATTCAGGAGTGCGGATACGATGTTCGATGTCTTGGGTTTGACCCTTATAATGCAAAAGAATTTGTGGCGAGATGGGAATCTGAAAACGGTCCGTTTGGAATTGAGAAAGTTATTCAGGGCGCTAAAACTGAGTCGGTTCCACTTGGAGAACTGAAAAAGCTTTCTGAAGAAAGAATGCTTATCTTCGATGAGGACCTTATGACCTTCGCTATGGGTAACTGTATTACCCTTGAAGATACAAATGGAAACCGTAAACTTTTGAAGAAGCGATACGAGCAGAAAATCGATGCTGTTGCGGCAATGATGGACGCTTACATTGCTTATAAACTCAATCGAGACGCATTTGAATAAGGAGGTGGTCAAGTTGGATGAGATGTATCATCATGGTATTCTCGGTCAGAAATGGGGCGTTCGCCGTTTCCAGAACAAAGACGGAACTTTGACCGCCGCAGGTCAAAAGCGTTTGGAAAAGAAAGACGCAAATTGGGCTCATAAAAACCACGACAAAATTGTATCTAAAGCCCGCAAAGATGTTTCCAAAGAACTCGATCAGTATGCCAATCAACTATTGAAAAATCCTTCCTCTGTGACATCGAAAGGTAAAATCAGTTCTTCAGCTATCAATTCCTATAATCGGAAGATGGCTGAACTGATGAATGAGTCCGTCAAGAATGTTATCGCACCTTCAGGGCGTGTCGTTCAATTCGTTGCAAAACGAGGTGAAGTCGGCGTGCATATGGCTCTGGCTGACAGAGGCTATGATATGCAGCAGCTGAAGAACGGTATCTGGGCTTCCGGTCGAGTTGCCTATAAGAAGAAAAATGTTGATATGGTTTAAGGAGGTGATGATTCAAAATGGAGATGTCTTTTGGTTCCAGATTGAAACATGCTTGGAATGCGTTTACCGGCAATGTTCAAATGAACTACCGGGATTTGGGTATGAGCCATTCATATCGAGCTGACAGACCAAGAATGTCCAGAGGCAATGAAAGATCAATCGTCACATCGGTTTATAACCGAATTGCGCTTGATGTTGCGGCCCTGAATGTTCAGCATGTTCGGTTGGATGAAAATGGGCGTTTTCTTTCGGTCATCGATGACGGATTGAATAATTGCCTCACTTTGGAAGCGAATGTCGATCAGACGGCACGGTCGTTCGTTCAGGATGTAGTTATCTCTATGTTTGATGAAGGAAGCGTGGCTATTGTTCCGGTCGATACAACGACTGATCCTAACGTGTCCGGTTCGTATGACATTCAGTCTCTTCGTGTCGGACAAATTTTAGACTGGTATCCGCAGCATATTCGCGCTCGTGTGTACAACGAACAAACGGGCAGAAAAGAAGATATTGTGGTGCCGAAAAGTGCAGTGGCTATCATTGAGAATCCGCTGTACGCAGTTATCAATGAACCGAACTCAACTATGCAGCGGCTCATTCGTAAACTTAACCTACTTGATGTCATTGATGAACAAAGTGGATCTGGAAAACTCGATTTGATTATTCAGCTCCCCTATGTTATCAAGACTGAAGCAAGGCGTCAACAGGCCGAAAATCGGCGTAAAGATATAGAAAGTCAGTTGTCGGGTTCTAAGTATGGTATTGCTTATACCGATGGTACCGAGCATATCACACAGTTGAATCGTTCCGTGAACAACAACCTGATGTCCCAGATTGAATACTTGACGAGTATGCTATACAGCCAGTTGGGAATCACTCAGAGCATTTTGGATGGAACAGCGGACGAGAAGACAATGCTGAACTACAACAACCGGACAATCGAGCCGATCATTTCCGCTATTGTTGATGAGATGAAACGAAAGTTTCTGACCAAAACTGCCCGATCACAACGACAGTCGATTTCGTTCTTCAGAGATCCGTTTAAGTTGGTTCCTGTTAATGAAATCGCTGAAATTGCTGACAAATTCACGAGAAATGAAATCATGACTTCGAATGAAATTCGTCAGGTTGTTGGTATGAAACCTTCTGATGACCCAAGAGCAGACGAACTCAGGAATAAGAATCTGAGTGAACCGTCCGGCTCCGATCAG